ACGAGATTGTTTACGTTGGGCAAAGCATCAACCCCTATAATCGGATCGGGCAACACACGAAAGACAAAGACTTCGATCACTTCAGAGTTATGTCTTGCCTGAAAAGTCGCATGACTTATTGGGAAGATATTTTGATCTGGAGATATGATCCGAAGTACAACATCCAAAAGAAATCGTCAAAGAAAGGTAGCCCAAAGCCTAAGAAAAAACCAAGGGTTGAGTACGAGTGTGAGCCGTTGTTTATTAGTGAGGTTAACGCCAACGTGGGATACGGTGCGCTGGTAACTACAGGGCCAAATCTGGTGCTTAATAACAGCTCTGCATATACGGGAGTGACACACCAGCCGCTTGTGTTTCTTGGTGACAGCAGTGGTTCGTCTTACATCCAAGACTTCAGTATGGAAGAAGGGCTGAACCGATTGGTTAAACGGGAAGACAGTAGAGGATAACCTATACGATGTGCGTTACGCGACAACACCACTGGTCACAATAACACGGCTGTTGGTACATCGTTTAAACGCCACACACACCATTACACCACGGGTCATAATAACACTGCTGTTGGTCATACTTTTTTATGAAGGGTTGACTCAAAAAAAGTTATGACCAGCATCGCACTGGATAAAAAAAGGAACCATCATGGACTTAATGGAATATTATTTAGAGTGCTACGAATGCGACTTACTTGCTGCTCGACAAGCGATATTTGACGCAACAGATGACGAGCTGATTGAAGCTCACATCAAATGGTTTAACAAAGACAACAGGCATAAGCTAGAAGAAGATGATTGGCATATAGCTTCTGGGTTTGTAACGACGATTAATAATCTGCTTGGATCTCGCAGACTAAATCGAGTTTATCGAGACAAAGGTTTACCCGTCCCCTTCCCTAGAGTTTTACCCACATATGAAAAGTCATGGGATTAGCCTGTCATGTATGGCAAATAATTAATGGTTGACATTCAATATTAGATGTGTTACAATGGTAAACCGAAGGGAAACTTTCGGTCGATCTTTAACAATTAAATAATTAGGAATCTTATGGATAATCAAGGTAAGGCTTGGAAGCTAATGGCTGTTCAATGTTTTTTAAATTTCCGCGAGGTAAGAAAAGGATTCATTGAAGACTACGAAGAAAAAATTGATGCTCTTATCAGCGTCAGAGATTGGATCGAAAAGAAAGAATCCAGCGTAGATCCAGACGATGACTTTCAACGTAAGCTTTTTGATCAACGTCTAGAGGAGCTTATACAGGAAGACGATTGGCGAATCAAACGATTCAAAGATGGTAAAGGATCAAACGGCCATTAAAATTAAGGGGGCATAGCCCCCTTTTTTTGTTTTACACGAAGCTGTTTAGCCTGTCATGTTATGACCGCTGTAGTAAGTTCCATCTTTGTAGTTGTACTTAAGATCTACCACGCCAACCATCCCGCTCTGTTTAAACCTGATCTTCTTCACATGAATCCGAATGTCATTTGAGTCAGGGGTAAAGTCTCTCTCAACAATCAAGATGTTGTCGGCTTTGTTGTAGAAGTTAGCCGATCCCGCTATGTCATAAGGCTCTGGGACAGGGAACGTTCCGTCTGAATTGCGTCTGAGCTTGGCTGGATGTGCGATCAGCCACACATGACACTCGTTATTAGCTGCCCACCGTTTGAGCTTTGCTAGCATCTGAGAGACATACTCTGTCTCTGTCCAGCCGCTAGGTCGCTTATGCTCGAACTCGTTGTATGGATCTAACACTAGCCCTCTTACGTTTGGGTAGCGCTGTACGCAAGCGGTAGCATTGTCTAAACACCAATCAATCGTTGGCGCTTCATCATCTGATCTGATCCAGTAGTAGTGGTTGCCAATGAAACCGATAGCATCTGACCATTCGGTATCATCCATCTCTCCTCCAGAGAATGTCTTCCACGCTGGCTTGCCGACATACTTAGCTGCGATCTTGTTGATGTGGTCATCGACAGGGTTCTCGAAAGAACAAACTGCGAACCTCCACTTGTGATCTTTGGCAAGGTTTAAACAAACCTGATCGAGAAATTCTGACTTACCAACTCCGGGTGCGCCAGACACTATCGTTAGTTCTCCGGGTCGTACCCTGTAGTTATGACTGAGAGCTGGGATTCCAACATCAATCCCCATCCGCACATCGCCCTTCAATAATGCGTAGGCATCCTCCACATAATTGCGAGTCTCCTGTAACGCCTTCAAAGGCCAAGGCTCTGCGCCATTCACAAATTCTGCTAGCTTCTCCTTCCCATACCCAACCAGCACATCGTTAGGATCTTTACACCCTTCGGGCCACGACACCCTCCAACACCTAGACCTACCCAACCTACGCGCCAGTTCATTGCGCATGATAATCCCAACGTCATCGCCATCGTTCAGGAGAACTATTCGTTTAAACGATGATAGAGAATCCTGTAGCTCATCGATCCAAGGAATCTTGTGATCGCTTGCTCCATCGGGTAGCGATATGACGTTACCGAAACCAGCCTCCATAACTGACAAGGCATCAACTTCCCCTTCAGTAATGATCAGTGTTTCGTTTTCAGGATTAACTAGATTCCAGAGGTATGGTAATCGAGAGCCGTTCTTGATCTGCGTGAACTGCTTGTCAACAGTCCTGAACTTAACGTTGATTGTCTTGCCATCCGAATCCCTGTGGACAAACGCAATAGCCTTCTTGTTCTCCCCATTTATAAATGCTTCTCCAGACTCAACCCCAGCTAAGTCTATGATGTCCTTGGATATTCCCCTCTTCTCAAACCACTGAGTTATCTTGTCGTTGACACCTTCAAGCTCTGGTATCTTTGGTTTTTCTTTCTGTTTAAACGGACTCTTGTTCATGTTGTTTCTCCAGACATTGCCTTCCCAATCGCAGTGATGGCATCGCCATTGCGCACCCTCATAATCTATGGACATGGAAAGACAATGCTCGTTGCGATTTTTCTTTCGTGTGTGTGAGCATTGGGGGCAAAGCATTTTGCGCTGCCCCTCGTTCAAGTCTGTAGGGTTAAAGCCTTCCGATGAAAGCCTGTCCCAGAAATCTGCCCCGCTCATGGAGCGGTTTGAAAAACAGTTCTCCCTGACTCAGTGACCCTTCGGCCTAAGTCATCCCTCGCCTGATCCTTAGCGTACTTTGCATCCATCTTGGCAAGGTATGCAGAGGTGCTTAGAAACCAACGCTTGCGCGTCTTTGGGTCAGCGTCATACGTCAGCCAATCATCCCTCGACTGAAGCACAGCATCTAAGCTTGGTATGTTTTTAAAAGCGGTGTGCCAACGTGTGTAGTCAGCTTCGTTAAGTTTGATCGTGTTCCCTTTGAACATCATTTCCTCCTGTTGCGAATTGAAAATGGTCTAACTTCCAGTGTACTACTGGTTCCTGATCTTGTGAATCGTTTCTGTCGTTTCTTCCTCCCCAGCCTATGCTGTCTGATGGTGTTGCCATATCCATGAAACCTATTGAGCCGCATGACCACTGCACAATAAGAATCACATCTAACCCTGTCGCCTCACTCAGCATCTTAGCGCTAGCTACTTTCATTGCCGAGATTATGTAAGTCGGAAACGTCCCGCACTTGTGCGTCCGTACCTTGATCTCTGCAAATCCCTCGATGCTCCCGTCCTCTTTGTTTAAGAACGTGTAGTCAATCGGATACTGTTTTGGGTTTGGCTTTGTGTTCAAGCCCCATAACTCTGAAACTCTTTCTGCTAATTTCTTTTCTCGTTCCCGATCCTCTTCTGTTTCATATATCGGTCTACTCATATCAGCTCCTTAGTTGCTTATACTGATAGATAATTATTAGATTGGCTGGTGAGAGAAGGACGCTCCCCCCAAACCCCCCACGTTTAAAACATGGAGAAGATGGAAAGATTGTCCGATTAGATTGGCCGGAGCCGAGCATGGACATTACCAGTAATTTATAACGCGGATTCTGGTCTTACCCCCTTCCGCTGATTCCTTGCTTTTATTAAAATACACACATACACTTGCTAACGCAACCCATAGATCTGAACCCTTCGGTTGCACTCCTTTGTTGCGAAAGGAAGACCCTGCTCATAGCTCGCCTTGTATCACTATGGGCGGGGTCAAACTTTCCACATCACCACCGTCTTCATCAAAGTCTATTTCTGAAACAATTACCTCTGCCCTTGGCGAGATCTTATCTAAGAATCTGGCGCACGAGATAACCTTCACTTGTCTATCGTTTGCGTACACGAGACCCTGAAGCCCATCGAGTATGACTGAGGGGTCTAAGTCTTGTCTTCGGCTTGGGTAGTAGATCGCTGCGTGAAAAGCAAGATCGCCTTCTAACATATTGTTTAAACGAGGAACTTGCATTTGCAGATCCTTTTCAAACTGCAACGCTTTCTTAGATTTTATGAAGCGAGGTCTCCCTCCAAACGTAACAAGTCTTCGGCTGTTTGCTTTTGATGCAACCTCACCGTGAATTATATGCTTGACCTTTCTTTTGATTCGTGTTTCTATCGTACACCTACCTTTCGCAACAGGGTTTATTAATGCAATACACTAACAAGTTAAATCTGCCCGCGCCAATAGTTGAAGCGGTAAAACGTGACACCTATTCACGAGGCGAAGCAAGTTACTCTGCCACAGGTCTGCTGCGACCACCACAGATGGCAGCACTTTATGATAACTATTCGGACTACATATCAAAAGATGTGTCTGAGGAGCTGTGGACTCTGTTTGGGAGCGCAGTTCACCTTATCCTTGAGGGTACTAAGGCTCCCGAATACGTCACCGAGGAGCGCTTATATTGCGCCGTAGACGGTGTTAGGTTATCTGGACAAATAGATGTGCAGCACATACAGCCAGATGGATCTCGCGTGCTACAGGATTACAAGACGCGCAAAGCTTATGGGGTTATGAACAACGACTCCGATGAGAAGCAATTAAATATCTACCGCTACATTGCAATGCAAAACGACATTGAGGTCAGCGGTTTACAGGTGATAAACCTGATCAAAGATTGGTCACGCCATGAAGCAGAGCGCAGGGAAGGATACCCGCCTACTGACATATACATACAGGACATACCAATTTGGTCAGACCAAAAGATTGAATCGTTTGTGAAGGAGCGTATTGGTTTGCATGAAGATGCAGCTAAAGGCAATGCAATCCTTTGCACAGACGATGAGAGATGGCTGCGCGACGAGAAGTTCGCAGTTATGAAGGAAGGAAGAAAACGTGCAGTTCGCGTGTTTGATTCTATGGAGGAGGCAGAGACCTTTATCGCTGCGCAGAAAGATGCCGACAAACATATTGTTGATCACCGTAGGGGTCAGCCCACAAGGTGCATATCGTTCTGCGATGTCAGAGATTTCTGTCCACAATTCGCAACGTTTAAACAGGAGAATAGTTTTGAGTGATAACAGACTGCTTGAAGCAATCAGCTTCATGGAAGCATTGCCAGACTCAGATAAGGTTGATATAGGCGGGAAGCTATACGCGCAGGTTACGACTCGCGTAGTTGCATTCCGAAAAGCTTATGGAGATCAGGGAAGGATCACAACAACGATCCATGTGTCTAACGAGAATCGCGTGCAGATAGAGGCGCGTGTCTACGCTAGGGATGGCAACACTTGGCATTTAATTGCTAACGATTGGGCTGAGGAGTTTAGGTCTGATGGCTTCATCAATAAAAAATCAGCGACAGAGAACTGCGCTACGTCAGCAATAGGTAGGGCGCTGGCTGCGTGTGGTTTGGGTGGAGGCGAATACGCATCAGGTGACGAGGTTGAGTACGCCAAGACAGAGAAGGCTGAGATCGGCTCTGGCAAGCAGGAACCAGAGAAGCAGGAACCGAAACAGGAGAAGCCCGCTGAAAAAAAGAAAGAAGAGGTAAAGCCAAAGCCTGAAGTTGTGGCTGAACAGGAGCCTGTTAAGGTTGACCCATCCGAATGGCCTACCATGCTAAGAAAACAACTGAACGCTTTGAAGGCTATGCACACGCATCACCAGATGACGTTTCATGTAAAGAGTCACGCCGAAGAATGGAAGAAGATGTATGGCAGTACGCCATCGTATGAATCATTTGTTGGCGAGGTAACCGCGCTGCTTAGAGCGCAACAGGAACTAGAAAATAAGGAGAGCTTTTAATGGCTTACGAAATAAGGGAACTGGACTGCAATCTGTTTACTAACGACAGAAAAAGCGAGAGTTGGCACGCTGACTTCAACGGAAAGATTCTTGTGAACGGCAAGAACTACTACGTCAACCTAATGGATAAGCGGGAAGATCCGCAATCCAAAGTATCTTTTCGCCTACAGCTACGCGAAGTGGGTGCGCCAAAGCAAGCGCCACGCTCTAGCGGTTTTGAATCGGATGATTTAGGATTATGAGTAGGGTAAAAGGATATGCGATGGATCTTGAAGCCACACTGGAAAAGGCAGAGGTAATAAGCCTCGACGCACGAAGACTTGCAAAGCGTGTAGGTATACATATCGACACGCAAGTTGTGCATGACCTTAACACAGAGTCACTGGTGGATATAGATAGGCGTTTAAACGAGCTTCTCCAAAGCGTAGAAGACTTGAGGGAGATAAACGAAAAACTACAAGATCTAATGCATGACATCGAAAGAAAAGGATTGGTCTGACAAAGTACGCAGCCAGAGATACCTTGCTCATGTGAGGGAGCATGGCTGCTTAATCTGTCAACGCCCTGCGCAAGCGCACCACTTAACGTTTACCGACAAGGACAACCTCAGAGGCATGAGGCGCACGAGTGACGCTGACACAGTACCCCTGTGTGACGATCACCACAGACATCTTCATGCCTATGGGAACGAGCGGCGTTGGTGGGCGATGCAGGGTGTAGACCCTTTAACATTCACAGACGCAACATGGAGAAAGTTCAATGAGTGAAAACAATTACCCAATATCCCAAGAAGAATACGACGAAATCGAGGAAGAATTTGGAGACTACCGATTTAATCAGTATTGCATCCTAGTAAGACAGGAAGACGGTGGGATCGGAATCTTCGGGGAGTTTCAAGACCCAAAGGATGCTGCGGATTATTACAAATACTTCTTAAGCCACGCTATAGATGAGAAAGATGTAACTATCCAAATGCTAACTATGGTTTCTCGTTTAAACGATGAGGGAGATGCTTACCAAATGGACATGGATTTTATGACCCATAACAAAGATGATGGAGAAGATGATGAGTGAAGCAGAAAGAATTGCAGAACACTTTGAAGCAAAGAAGTACGCCTATCGACAGTCAAGGGATGGCATGGTGCTTTCTTTTATCTTGCACCCAGACGATGTGCCTAACGAACTAGCCACGGCAAAAATCGGACAACGATATATGATAGCCTGTGCGCAGATAGGTGAAGACGAGAGGCCAGTTGTGAAAGCAGCAGTCACAAAAGGTGAACGAGCTATGGCTAGAGCTAACTTGATTTGCCGAGAGAAAACATTTCAAGAGTGGGTTCGTTTAAATAATGAACGGGAGGGTTGGGTTGCCGATACTCCTGATGACGAAGATCTTGCGTCTAGTGTAATCAGATCTGTTTGTGGAATTGAATCACGGAAAGAGCTGCTCACTGATGAAGAGGCCCAAGAAAAACTTAAATCATTTCTCGCGTTCTTTGAGGATGAGGTAAAGGCATGAGCTGGTACACCGATAAAATAAGAAGGCTTCGCATGGATCAGGGGATGTCATTACAAGCTCTTGCAGATAAAGCTGGCACTACCAAGTCTTATCTAAGTCAGGTCGAGAGAGGCCGTAGAAAGCCCAGCTTCGAGATTATGGAGAGTATAGCTTCCGCTCTAGGGGCAACGATACTAATCCAGCTAGAGGCTCCAGAGCCGCCACAAGCTATTGCTCCGAATCGCCCTCGCCGTCGCTCGATTGCGAGTCAGTTTCTGAATAATACTGGATGATGCTTTTCATCTGGCGTAGGTATCGCTTGATCTCTGCCATGTTATGAGAAAGATTCTCGTAGCCCTTCGAGGTCAAGCTGTACCAAACATTCATTGGGGCTTCACCCTTCTCAAGATCGTCAAGATATTCTTGCATCAACGCAGGGGTGAGGACTGTCCACTCGACAGGCATCGTGGATATTTCATTTGGCGGTGGCGGATGATACATCGGAGCTTGCTTTACAACCGTAACAACCTCTACTGGCTTTACTTCCTGTTGTTTAAACGATCCTCCCCCTACTAAGCTACACCCAGATATTAAACTAGCTATCAGTCCGACTAATGTTGCGACCATTTTCATAAAAAGTTTCAGGATTGGTTATATCTGAAAGATCTACCATAACCTGTTTCGTCCCCCGATTTATAATATTTTCTATTAGCTTTGGCTTTCTCAATCCAAGCACATTGAGATCGTGCTTTGCGAACTTTTTTCTAATATCGTTTACCTCTTCTTGAGCTTCCTGATTCTCTTTAGTTAGGCGCTCAATTTGGGCAACCATCATGTTCTGGTTCTCTATGGTTTCTTTAAGGTTTTGGTTTTGAGACTCTATCGTGCTTTCTAAGGTCTTTTGATTTTGTATTGACTGCTCAAGTTTTAAATGAAAAGACTCTAGCTCTGCCTGTGATTTGTCGTAGTAAAGTTTAAACGCCCCTGTTACAACTAGAAGCGCCAAGCCTAGACCTGCGCTTAGTTTCATCCCCATGTTACGATCCTTTCTTCCATTTCTTTGAAGGCGACTTGGTTTTGCTAGGACTCCACTTAACCTTGTCTGCCCAATATGCGGCTGACATTTTTCCTTTCTTTATGTTTTTTGCATGGCGAGATTTAAACGCTTTCCTCTGACCCACAGTTTGATTGGTCTTGACACCCTGCTGCCCAAATCGAATGGTCTTTACCTTGTCGCCTTCCTTGGCAACAACTATGTGTGACTTTTTGGGGTGATTGGGTGTGCGCTTAGGCTTATTAAAACCAGTAACCCCAGCCCTAGCCAACCTTGGATCTTTCTTAGCTGGCATCACTTCTTCCTATATGATCTAGTTTTTTTAGCGATCTTTTTGGGCTGCGCACTGTGCTGCTTTCCTTTCTTTGTGTCAGCTCGTTTCTTTCTAGTTGTAGCTGCATACTCTTTAGAAGATAGAGACTTGATTGCTTTTTCTGGTAGATACCGTTCTCCCGTAGCCTTAGATCCCTGTGTCGATGGCTTGCCTGACTTGGTTCGCCACTTTTGTTTTGTCCATTTCTTTAAAGACTTTTGCGGTTTCTTTAATGCCATTACTGATTATGCTCTTTGAGTTTCTGTTGACGAATCCACTCTTCTATTTTTTTTTACTCTGTATCTTTTGCTGTGCTTGCTTTGCCATTAGCTTTTATACCCCCCGCCTTTAGCTTTGTACTGCTTGGCAAGCATCTGGGCTTTACGAGCAGACCACTGCCCCGGCTTACCGCCTTTTGACCCAGCCTTTATCTTGTTAAATAAAGTCTTGCGCATAGTCGGCTTGGTGTAGTTGCCTGACTGATTAACCTTAGATTTCGATTTCTTCTTTGCCGCCATGTTTAAACCAAAAAGTTAATGTTGTTAGGAGCCTTAGTGTTTTGTATTTCTACTTTACCACTTTTTGCAATATACAATGTAGAGTTTAACTGTTCTACCCTTTGTCTACGCTCTTCAACTTGCAGATTATCCATTAGTTTTTGGTACTTCTGTTCAGCTACTTGCCGCCAAGCAACTTGATTCATTGGTGTTGCCGCTGATATATCCATCATTTAAAAATCAGTATGATCCCTCCAATTAAAATAAATGCACATAATAGGCCGATTGCCGTAACGCCCATTATAACCCAAATTTGTTGAATCATTTTTTTCCTAGCTGCTGCTCTGGCTTTTATTGCCTCCATCTGCCGTTTGTGGTTAGCCTTTTGTCTTGCTTTAGCGTCTTCCCATCTTTGCAACAAAGCTGGATCATGTATTACAAGCATATCATGCAATGATTTTTCCCATTGATCACGGCGATGTTTAATGCTTTCTAACTTTAGTAACTCTTGTGAGCTAAGGTTATTAATTATCGAGTCTTTCTTTTCACGCTCAAAAGAATCGAGCGCATCACTAAAGCCTTGCATCAGTTCAACCGCTTTCGCAGCGCCATCGCCAACCTCGTTTAACTTGTTAATGGCGGTCGATATTGTAGACAGGATCGCCCCTGCCGCAGCCACACTTTCAATTATCATAGTAAACCTTTAAGGTTTGCGAGACATATATGCTGTAGCGCCGAAGTACAATCCGATAATACTGGCTTGGCTCAGAAAGAGCATATCCGACAAGGACGATAATGTTGAAAGCCTAGCCTCTGGAACAAAAGGCATTAGTGGCAATAAGGAATACAAGACCATAGATGACATAGCAACCCATGCTATTCTTCTTTGCGAGTCTTGCTTCTCTTCTCTTAGATCCAGCTCAAGCATTTGCGTAGCACGCTCTAACTCTTCATCGCTAACAGTGCCATCGTTGTCGATGTCATACTTAGCCCAAACTGAATCTTGTTGTAACTTCTTTGCCATCACACTATCTCCTCATCTTGCTTTCTGTAATACGCAAGATACTCTTCCCACCCAGTAAATCTTTTCTCTTCAGCAATGTAAAAACAACAGCTATATATACTCACAATATTAATCCCAAAACTTCTGATTAACCGGGGCCATTACTGGCCTACAATACGCAGTTATATTCTGCTGCTTTACTCCTCCTCTACACCGAACATCTAAACAGTTATGCTCTATCCAATAGGCAAACTGCTGGCATCGATGTATGTCTCTAAACAGCATCTGCTCTGCACCATCTACCACATTGCCTTCTATTACTGTAATCAGCATAAAGGCTAAGACAGCGCCTTTCATTCAAACTGCGTATACGACTTACCATCGAAGACTAAGGACTCGTTTCTGTTGTCTCCCGCTGATACATAGGAGACATGAATCCACCCACTGTTGGGGTCTATCCCGTCATAAAACTCTAAGATAAGCTGGTCATAATCCAAGTTATCTTTAATCCAAAAGGCAACCTGTTCGTTATCTACATTGGGCAGCTCAAAATCTATCGCCTGTCCTTTGCAGTGCTGGCTGTTGGGGTTGCCGCCAACTGCCTCGTTTAGCTCTGGGCATCTATACCCACTGTTAGGTATAAATGGTACGCCATAGTGAACCCTGACAGGCTCAACTACATATTCTAATACACGCTTCAGGTTCTCAAGATGCTCACCTGTAGCCATATTATCTATGCCTTTCCGGGTAGCTGTCTCACTTCGACAGCACTCGGCTAATGTAAAATGTTCACTTAACTTCACGAGGACTATCTACCTTGTTTAAACGTTTATAAACTTTAACCGCCGTCCTAGACGCATCGGTTAATGCAATTATCTTTTGATTGTAATCAAATATTTGCTGATTGTAGTTCGCCACTCTTCTTAATCTTTCTTCAGCACTAAGGCTTTGATCTCTTAATAAGCTGTTTCTTGCTGCGGTAATATCAGATATTCCTCTTTGCAAATACTCAACAGAAGATGTGACCTGATCTGGGTCAACTTTAATTAGGTTTAAACCGATTAATCTCATAACAGCTTGCGACATTGCGTCAGGCGTTACGCCGCCACGAGTGTATTCGCCACCGCTAATACCCGCAGCATTCAATATTTTTGATACAGCTCCATATTCTGTGTTAAGAAAGCCGGGAAGTATGTACTGGTTTGCTGTCCAGTACGCATAATCTGTTAGCTTTCCTCTTCGATAAAGCGGCCTGTCCTCTGCGTCACTAATCCACAGCGGGTCATTTGGATTGGTTATTTCTCTCTGCGTAAACGGATCAAGGTTTGCCATGCCGAAACCAACAGACCATGCTGGGCCACCAAACAAACCAAACGTGCTAGTAACGTCCTGAACATCAAAGCCCTTCTCTGTGTAATCCTTATTGCCTGTCATGGCTTTTGCTAACTTCACCCCTTCGTTGCCAAGCGTGGCAAAAGATCCCCAAGGATATAAATAGCTGGTGTCTAGGAATTGTAATCGTCCCCTTTCATCTCTAATTGGAACAGGGATAAGTCCGGGGTTTCCTCGGATGTAATCAGGAAGAACCTGTTTTATTTCTTCATACTCATCATCATCAATGTCAAAAGCAGACATTAATAAATGAGGCAGTGCGTAAGCCATCGCAGCATAAGGCGCAAACTTGAATGGATTTCTTACGGCTGTTTTGGCTAAAGCTGGAAGCACTTTGTACTGGAATGTTAAGAACGGTATACCTATTGGAGAGGTTCTTAAAAACTTAACTAGCCCCGGCACATCACCATAGTCAAACAAATACTCTTGCGCTCTAAGATAAGCATCATCTGCACTCAACCCTTCGCGCTCCATAACGTCAATGGCAATAGCAGTTTTGCCTAACACCTCTAGCCCTTGATAAAACTTAGATCCAGCGGTGCTTATGCGATCCCATGTTTTAAGTTTTAACCAACCAAATGCACCAAGATCTTTTGCATCAACAGAGGATAAGAAGTCCAGCATATCGTCCGACATACGGATCAGCTCTTGATCTGACATAGTGGACTGCTTAACACCACGTTTAAGCATCTCGGCGTAGTGCTTAGAGTTTTCAAAGTCTCCTTTGTTATAGGATCGTATTTCGTTTGCAGCCTCAATCATTCTTGGAAGAACTTTGAAAAAAGGAACGCCAGACAAGTGCATAAGAATCATGTTACTGAATGTGTTACGCGCAATAGTTGGCGGGTTAAGCGGTACTTTAATAGTCTTCCATACCGCCGTTGCTTGCTTGCCAAGCGTTCCAAACTGGACAGTAGCTGCATCTCCAACAGCTAGTATTGAATTAGACGCAATGACATCATCGTATATTTCTTGACGAACGGCCATTCCCTGAAGCATTCCAAACTTTTTATTTCTTGGAACTCGCTTATACATAGCGGCAAAGTCAGAAGCCAAGGCTGGAATATCTTCTTCAGTAAGCCCTTCAATCTTTTTGCCTTTTCTTTGAGCAAGAGGGCCAAGCACAGGCATAAGAGCTTCTTCTATCTTAGTTATTTGCGCCCTTAAAGATTCAGCTCTTTCTGGGTCGGCAGCTTGAAGAGTATTGGCTATCTCTGTCATGGTTGCCATCTCATCAATTAGATAGAAACCACTGTAGTTTTTAACCTCGCCATCTGGCCCCTCCATTGGGACAAGGAACTCATCATTTCTAAGAGTCCAGTTTTCATTCGTTGAAACAGAGTTAAAAAATTCTATTAAAGCTAAGTCTCTAACGGGACGCTGTATTGCCCTAGACACCAAGAACGCAGGGTCAAGCTCGTTAATCTCTCCCAAAGCTTCCCGCGATTCTTTAGACACCTCACCTCTTTGCTTGAGATAGCTAAAACCTGTATCCCTTTTATCATCGAGAACGTGCTTAAGATAAATGCGAGGAAGATAGCTTCTGCGATTTGCATAAAAAGTCTCAGCCCTAAGCAAACCCTTGTCCATTAGCTCAAGACCCAGATTCTCAATCATGTCCTTGGCTTTCTTTGATGCCGCAGCAGCTCTACCGTCAAGAGAGTTAAGCTGTTTAAACAGTTCTTGCTCTGCCGCTTCGTTACCTTCGGTCATGTAATTGAATATTGTTGTTCTAAGTATCTTAGTGTCTTGTCTGTTCTTTGGGCCTTTTCTATTAAGAAACTTATTGCCGATCTCATCTCGCAAGAAGTTTGCTATCTCCTCGCTTCGACTTACAACGCCAGTGTATTCTGCTTTTTTAAGAAGAAATTCTCTTTTATCTGGAAGATCTTTTAGAGCGTTAAATATTGGAACCGTGTCTATCCATTTTTCAACACTATTTTTCCAGTTCTTAGTGACTGTATTGTTGTTGTCAATACCAGCATTTGTACTCATGTTTCTTTCGCTTTGCTTTCTAGCGAAATAAATCTCATCTGGCTCAACTAATTTTTCTGAACCAATAGCCTCTTCTGGTATCTCATACATTGTGAACATATTTCTTTGAGGGCTTATTGGTACGCGCATAGAAAGAAGTTTTTCTTTCGCGGCTTCTCCTTCGTCAGTGGAGAAAAACATCCTTGATTGCTTTTCTATTTGATCGTAAGCATCTCTCTCGTGATAAAACCTTGCACCAATAATGTCATCATCACCAACCGTAGCATCCATATCTATCGGGACACTTGGAGTTGGGCCAAATGCACCTGTTACCTGCCTGTCGCCCTGAACTTCTGGGTCAATTATTTTTGCTGGCATATAACCAAAGCCTTTTGGCCCCGGCATAGACTCTATTTCTGGTAGAAATAAAAACTTCTTGTTAACTTTTTTCTGAGCTGTTTTCTTAGGATAAGGAAGCAGTGATGCAATTGAGTCACGAGCCGCTCTTGGTATCTGAAGGTCATATTTATTAACAAACTTATTGTTAAGCGGTATGTCTATCCTGCCCTCTAAAGATTGTAATGCCGTTTGAACGGACGGATTATCGAGCAATCGCTTTTCTACAATCTGTTCTGGGTCTAGTTCATTATCAGGAACATTTTGCAAATCAATGGAGTCTTGAATTTTGGCATCTACATACTCTTGTATGCTTGGAATAAACAACTCACCGCCAAACACAAGCTCAGACCTAACAAGTTCTGACATACCTTCACCAAGGAATGTGTCTAGCTTTTCACTCCCGTCAATCTCAATGCCACCCCTATACACAGGCTGACCGCCCATAACAGGCGTGGTGTATTGAACATTATAAATGGTTGCAAGATCTGGGTATTCTCTTGCAAGCGCTCTTTGAAACGCATACTCAAACAGCTTTCTTCCAGCAATCGGTTCTTGGGTGAACAAAATAGACGGAACATTAGACATTCTACCCTCTGGGCTTCCAGTAACCGAAGCTTCAAAATTTATCACTCTGCTTACAGGAACCTTAAAATCCTCTCCAGAAGGGGAAAACGGAGATGGTGCGCCACTAGGCATTGAGTTCACTATAGAAGAAACAAACTTATCTAGCTCTGAGTAAGCTCTTTGCATAACCCCTTCTCGCGTATCATAACGAGATGTAATAGCTTCTCTTTGTTGAGGGTCTTCTATCCTTACCCCAAGCTTTTTTGAATACTCTTCAGTAAGAAGCTCGCCCGTCCTGTCATCAAACATGGGGGGGATAGGAACATAGTTCTGCAACAAACCTATCTCTTCTCTGATTTTGCTAATAGGAAGCTTAATAAACGAAACCTTGCCATCCTTTGTCACGTCAGGGTATCTGCCTTCAGGAGCTTCGCGCTCATAAATTTTGCCTTGCAATCTGTAGTCTTCTATTGCGTTATTGCCATCAGGCAAAACCCCATCAAGCTCTGGTAAATTTAAAGACATACCTATAGTGTCTTGATCAACAAGATCAAAACCATCTGTTTTTTCGTTAATTACCCCGTTTCCAAACCAGTAATCAAAAGGAATTTGAGGTGTAACTAATAAAGAATTAACATGATCTTTATAAGCCCCTCGGTATCTAGTAATTTGGGAGTCGCTGTTAGCAACAGCTATACCGTCATACAATCCTTTTGCTGCCATCTTGGTAACAATATTCATTGCAAAACGAATGCGTTGGTTTTCATCTTTTAATGGAAGGTCTGGGTAATTCTTATTGTCGTAAACCTTTGAACGCAACTCTATTTCATTGTCTGATATGTACTTTCTAACCTGATTTTTTTCTTCTCTTGTTAACGACTCAAATTTTCCTATAGGGAAAAGCTCTTCTGTTGCAAGCCCCCTTATAACCTCTGCTGCTTCTTGGTGAACATCTGATTGTATTTCTTCGACAATTAATATTTTCTTGTCGTCCTCAGTAGTAACTTCGTTTAAACGTATATGCAATACAGGATTAAGTACTGTTGGGTAATGAGGGTTACCCGCACCGCTTTGTGCGCCACGCTTGGCAATGTTTTTATTTGCAAAAGGCACGGCGATTACAATGGTTCTGTATTTATCTCCATAACCAGTTCCTCTTACACTTGGCGCAGCTCTAAAAGCTCTTGATGTCTTCCCTAATGAGGTGTAACGAAAATAAGGATCTGTTTTATATTGATCGTCAAACGCTTCTCGCCTCAGATCAAATGGTGTTTTATATGCCTCAAATCCCTCTTCTGCCGACCCAACAATTCCTTGGTACGGCTTGTCTCTTATAACGCCCTCTGAAAGCATGGGTAACGGATACGACTCATAATTTTCTAAAAACTTTTGTATGATGTTGTATCGAATAACCTCAGAATTTAAATCTTGATCAACGCCTACCACTTCTTTTGAAGCGTCATATTTTTTAACCCTGTCAGAAACCATTTCAATTAGATTTCCTCTGCTTAAAATAGGGTCTTGGGTTTCGATTGCTTGTTCTAAATCAGACCTAAATCTTCTAATTGCTGGCCTAAGCTCTTTTATTATAGTTCCCAAGCCAGCGGCGGTTTCCCTACCTGCTTGCTTGCGCTGCAATTCTTGCAACCTTTCCGCTGTATCTATAACCCTTTGATATTCTTTTGTTGTTCCTTCAAATGGTTTTTTTCTTTCTTTAGCAACATTGTGCTGATAAAGAATTTCAGCCGCTAAAAACACTGTTGAAGCATCTTTTTGAGTTGGGCTAAATACTTCTTCAGTATATGCCGATGATTCTCTAAGTCGGCTTGGGTCTGAGTAGAAAATTACTTCTTCTAAAAAATCATTAATAGCTCGATTTTGTCTATCTTGCCGCATACCTTTGGCAATAATTGCTTCTTGGCTTTCAACAAGATCAATAGGAGGGCCATACATTTGCACTTCTATTAATGTTTGCTGGTCTTCAACCCAATTCAGTATGTCTTCTGATGTAATTATTTCGTCTGCATCAACAAAGTCTGGGTCAAAAAATACATTTAGGTTTGCATCAAGAAGCTCTTCTTTTTTAATTCCAGATTTTGCTAAGATACCTTCTATCTTTCCACCTTGGCCTATACTGAACCAGTTCTTAGCTTCTTGCTTTGTGGGTAGCTGCTTTGGTTTTCCGGCAGATCTAAGAGAGCTAATTAGCTTGGATTGATATGTCGGCCTAAGTTCTGACTGAGTTACATTGTCACCCTGTTTAACCATGTATAAGGGTGATTTGTTACTTAGCCCAGTAAGGTCTTGAGTGGCATCGCCTTCACGCTTCCAACTACTAGCAGCTCCAGATCGTATTGTTTCTAATACATCTGTGATCTCAGTTTTAGGCGGATTAGCTGTAAAATAATTCTTTACTTGTTTAAACAGATCATAGATCTTTTGAAGTATTGGATGGAGCTGCCGCTTAATTTCTTTTGGAGGCTTGCCTGTAGTATCCATAGCCCTGCTATACGCAGCAGATGTATAAGCAACCAGCTCACTAATGGTTTGCTTTTCATTAAGCATGGCAAAAGCATCTTTCATACCCTGCTCACCAAGCTCTTTACGAACAACAGATTCCATTAAAGGAACATTATTCATAAGAACTTTAACTTCGCTGTCTGTTAAAAACCCATTGTTCAGAAGAAAGTGAGTAGACTCATGGTAGGCTCTGTTTTGTATGTCAAGATGACCATCCTCTAACGCAACAGCAACGATATTTCCTGTCTGTAATCCAAGCGCCCTACCAGCTAATATGGTTTGCCCATTATAATTAACCAGCTCTAAGCCTTCTGGGATGATGGTTTCCTTGTCATCAACTGCGCCCTTTAACCCATATAGCTGATCAGCAACAATCATTCTTGCTTGAGGCCCAGCCACTCTACGAATTATGTTTTGTACTTCATTCGCTTCGTTTATATCTAAGGCAATTCTTTTCTTAGGAACATATATGGCTGGCCCATATTTTGTTTCAGCATCTGGAACAGCTTCTACATCTACAGGCGCTTTAGTTTTATCGACATCGTATCTGGATCTAGGTTTAGCCATATATCGAAGGTCTGACATATCGTCAGATTCAATAGCTTTATTTATAGAATCCTGATGATCTAAGCCTTGGTTCCTAAAAGAAATATATTTTCCTTTAAGCACGCTAAGAAACTCTTGTTCTTTTCCTTCTATCGCAGAGGAGTGCATAACATTTTCTAAACTCGCCAACTCCTCCGCTGTAGCGCTTACCGCTGCTTCATCAACCGCCGCTAAGCGATGGGTTTTAGGAGCTTTAATACCATACTGCTGCTCCATTGCATCAATCATTCCGTTGACATCTTGCTTGGAAACAGTTTCCTGAACGACTACCTGATCATCGCCTTTTTTGTTCTTATCAATAACGGTGATTACATATTGATCACCTACCTGTGTTGGTTTCTTAAACCCAAGCTTAGGCTCAAGTTGTACAGGCTCCTCTATTGTCTCCTCTGCCGTCTGATCCGCAACAGGTGTAGGAGCATCATCAACAACAACAGGCTCTTGTGACGGCTCTACAGGGCTTGTAGGGGCATCTTTCCTAGCCGCCTTCTCCTCTTCTAGCCTAGCCTTTCTAGCCGCAACGTATGAGTCTATGGTTTCGTATAATCTAATTTTTTGATCTTGGGTAAGATCCTCTAAAGGGGTATCGGGATTGCCAGTAACAATCGCTATTAATTCTTTTCGATCTTTTTTAGGAACTCTTTTCTTTTCAAAGCGATCTACTATTGACTTTGTTTCTATTTCTAACGCTTTATCTTTTGGAGGAGTATCAATTCTTCCAAGAATAGTAGTGTCATCTTCTCCAATAATTCCGGCTGTGCGCGTGCTAACATCACCCTCGGATTCACTTTGAACTCCATCGCCAAGAGATCCATCATCTATAGCTATATCTTCTTCTGCTCTTGCTAAATCTTTTGCTGTTTCCTCAGACACGTTATAGTTGCCTGTAGGATTTTTTCTGTTTAGCTCCTTTGTAATGGCTTTTAAATCATAATGCTCTTGAGGGGTAAGCTGCGCAGTAAGCATTCCCTCTTCAGCAGCAGTTTCAGCAGCTTCAGCAACGCTCATTTCCCCCGCATCTACCGCTGCTTTTAACTCATCATTAAGCATCATGTAGTTACGGGCATCCGCTAATTCAGCAATGCTTAACTTGCCAACCTCTACACCTTCTCCGCCTTCAGTAACATACTTAGGCGACATAAGTATAGAGTCTTTAGAAAACGAATAGCCGTTTAAACCGGGAAGATTGTTCAAAGGAACATCAACTGAATTTCCATCAACAAGCATTTGAGCAACGCCACTTTCTTCATCAATCGACATTACTTCGGCTTCGACTTCCTCGCCGTTTTCATCATATATCTTGACCACTTGCTCTTGCTGTTGCGCTTGAGCTAAAAGGTCTGTGTTAACAGGTTCTATTTCTGGAGCTTGTTCGTATTCTTTTTCGGCTCTTTTTTCAGACTTAGTTCTTAATCCCTTAGCCGTACCCTTTAACATTAAGTCAAAGATTGCACCCGCTGTTCCACCGTAGCCAAAGTCAGACAACATACTTTCGCCGATCTCTATGTCGGGATCGTAATTGAATTTAGCTGCGTACTCCTGAAGCAAACCAGATATAGCTTCTTGCGTGCCTTCTGTTATTCCAGTTGTTGCTGCCGAGCCTAATGTAGATGCGTCAATCCTTTGAGCAATATCTTTTATAATGCTATTTTTTGTTCCAACGGGCAGCATATTAGGCAACCCTCTAAGAATGCCTTCAATAGGCAACAGCTCTAAAGCGCCTATAGGAATACCCAAAGCAATTGCTAGATTGCGCTGACCCATTGTGTATTCACCACCAGCTTCTTTATAAGCATCTATCATTTGAGCTGCTTGACCAGAACCTGCACCAGCAGCAAAACTCCACTTAATGCCTTGTAATCCTCTAGCTAATGCCTTTGCTCTATTAGCCGCAGAAAGAAACTCTGTTCCTTTGCTAGCTAATGACGCACTTCTAGCCATAGCGCCAGCTTGACCAAATCCCGGTATAGCAAACAAAACCATTCCGCCAAATGCTTCAGCAACCTTGCCAGCTATAGTGGTTTCATTCCCTATAAGCTCTCTAGTTTCTTTTATTGTTTTAAGAGCTTCTGATGTCTCTGGATCTAAAGCATCTTCAAGACCAACAACATCAGTAGCAAGATCGGCAATATTAAATATTCCCTCACCAATTGTTAACGCCGTTTGCCCAACACCTCTGCCAACACCTCTAGGTATTGCTATAAGAGGATTATCTGATTCAGGCTCTGGGGCTGGCTGTGGTTGAACGTCAAATATTCCCGGCCCGCCTCTTCCAGAAAACAAATCCACCATTAACGCTGGCTCTGGCGGAGGAGTTGTAGGAGCTAAAGGCTGTTGAGACAAAGGGGCTGGCGGCGGCATACCAGACATCATTGCCATAGGGCTTCCCGGCTGAACAGGATCAATTACTTGGTTTTCAAAAGGATCTTGGGGAGCGCTCGTTAAAGACTCCAGCATCATTGCTGCCGCCGGATCTTTTTCAGCTAATAATAAAAGTCTTTCAAAATTGGTTTGTGGCTCTGCCATACACTTTATTTAATAACTTTTTTCAAAAGACTTTGATTGTATCTTAAATATGGTCTTAACTTTTTGTATTCTTCAATCAGTCTTTTAGGATTATTGCCAAACTGACCTGATAAACTTAAATCATAGCCTATGTTATCTAGCAATAACTGTGATCCAATTTTATTTTCATCTTCATAATTTTGTGTAACTTGAGCCATTGCCTGTTGCAAAGCAGTATCGCCTCTACCAGCTTCTACTTCCGACTTATACACTTTATCTAAATCAAGCATTATATCATCCAGCGTTCTATTAACTGCCTGAATAGCTCCCGGAAGACCAACCTCTGCTGCATTATTTTTTATTGCCGCATAAAGATTTTCTTCTTTAGGGCTAATTTTAAGAACTGCTTCAATATTTGTTTTGCGTATGTCATTAGCGCTATTAAGCCATGCTTCTTTAACAGTTTGTTGATAATTAAGAAAGTCCATTCTTTGATCATCAGATATACCTTTAACATCCAACCCATACTGAACTCTTTTCCAAAAATCATTATTCAGCGCTTGTTGATATGCTTGATCAGAAGCTTGTTTATTTCTAGCAAGGCTCAATCGAGTTGTATTAGCAGTATCAATCTTCTTAAGTAAATCCTGCTGCCTCTTATAGTCTGTATTTGCTTTATTGCTTTCTCTGGTATAGGTATCCATAGCGTGCTTATACAGCTCTTTTTGTTCTTGAGCAGTCATCTTACTCATAACATCTGTTGCGCCAGCAAACCCTTCAGATATAGCTGATAAAAAATCTGGCTTATCGCTTGCTGCTGCTTTAAAAAATGCTGCGGCAACACCAAAATCTGTTTGTTCTTTTAATCGCTTCTTAATATTTTCTCTAGTTGGAAAATCTGCTTCTAAATCCTCCATAGATTTTAATCTGTCGTTTAAACGTTTTTCTGCTGCTGCTTCCCTATCCATAAGAGTCTTCATGTACTTATCATCAAGATGTTTAGTAAGATAACTCATTGAATCCCCAGAAGATCCAGTTTGTGTTGGCCCAGTAAGCCCTCTTGATGCCGCATCACTTCCAAGCACAGTTGCTACTGATTGTTTTAAAATATCATCATCACCCGCAATATCTTCAACATTTTGAGCTACTGCTTGAGAAGCAATAGAAGATGGCATAAATGCACCAGATTGTTGATTAGCTTGAGCCTGAGAGCCGCCAGCGCCGACATTTTGTTGACCAACAACAGCTTGATTCTGTGTGCCAGCAGAAGAAGGCGGAGCAGTATTAACGTTTACGTTTGGCCCTTGAGCCGCAACATTTTGTAATCCAGTTATATTTGGCGCAGAGTAAGCTGATGGAAGAACTGCAAGCTGAGAATTAGCTGGAATAAATGCAGGAGTTTGACCTTGCGATCTGCTTAAAAACTGCTGCTGAGTTGGTAAATTACTAATAGTTCCTTTAGGCAATCCAGCAGAAGAAACATATTGTTGCATTCTTTTATCTTGCTCTTCTCTAAGAGCATCATCTATAACCTTTTGCCTCATTATTTTTGATCCAGTGCTAATAGCGCCAGTACCAGATACGGCGGGATACATAGAAGATGCTTTTTGAGCTGCTGGATTTAAAACAGATGTATAGTCTTCTCCGTAAACGCCCATAAATTTATCTTGAGCATCTAACAACTTTTGTACATCAATTGTTGTTTGAGGGGGAAACATTGTTTGATCCCCAATATCATATGGATTTACATATCCTTGAGCTATTAAAGCATCAACAAACTCTTGATTTAAAGAACCTTGATCTAAACCAAGCGTTCCAGTAGAACCATTTGAAAAACGCCTAACTAGACCACCTACATTAGCTTGAGCTATACCCATCTGAGCATTGGCAAACTCTTGAGGCATACTGGCATCTTGGTTAAGCATTGCCATAGCAGGATCGCCTTGGTACATATCAGGCTGCATACCCATAGGAGGCAATGGTTGTTGTGGCATTTGTTGCGGCATCTGTTGTGGCATAGCACGCTGTAATAGTTGATCTAACACAGGAGGCTGTTGCTGCATTTGCTGTTGTTGCGCATCCTGACGTATATCTTCTCTTGCCTTCATCTCTGTAGCAGCAAGAAGACTACCCATGCCTTCACCCTGCGCAGCAACTTGCGCAAGCATCTCATCAGGCATAGCCTCGGTGCGTTCTGCGATCTTTAACAACTGCTCCATTGCCATGTTTAAACGCTCCTTATACTGTCCTGCCACGGCCTAGCGCCAATGCGCCCAGACCTAAGTTAGCCATTTGTCCTAATCTGCTTGGAGCTGGTGATGTGCTAGTTTGCGTTTGATTCGGCCCTAACGCACTTACATTTTGCTTCATAAGATTAGAGTAGAACGCCAACATTTCTCTTGGGTAATCACGCTGCCTTATAAAGTCTTGGTATGCCATGTCTAAGCCCCGCTGTTCTAAGCCTCTTATATCCTGACCAGCTTGTGCTAATGCTGCTACACGCTGTAGATCCATCGCTTGTTCTATCTTATCAAGATCAACCCCATACCTTGCAGCAGCATCTCTTCTTCCTAACGCAGCAGCAAAGGCTCTTTGGTTAGCCAACGCCGCTCTTAAATCCTGATCGCCTCTAGCTCTAGCCGCCTGATCTGTTGCTATGGCTCCTCTTAACCCTTGCTCGCCAGCCGCTCTAGCAGCAGCGTCTGTAGCTATCGCAGCTCTAAGCCCTTGCTCACCAGCAGATCTTTTAGACAAGTCTGCATACTGTTGAGCTGTTAATCCTAACTTAGCGGCAGTTTCTGCTGACCTATCAGCCATTTGCTGCGCTTGTAAGTTTTGCAACCCTGCGGCCCTAGCTGCGGCATCAGATGCAATCTGTGCTTGTATGTCTTGTGCGCCAGCCGCTTGACCAAATCGAGCGGTTGCTTCTTGGGCGCGAGTAGCCATTTGCGCTCTAGCTCTTTCTGCCGCATCTCTTGACTGAGCCGCTGTTAATCCCATTTGAGCGCGAGTTCTTTCCGCCTGATCTCTTAACTGCTGCACTCTAAGATCACGATCTATATCACGAGATGATGCAGTCAATGCTTGCTGATACGCCCTATCTAGCGCTGATGCCTCTATGTCGGCTGTGCCTTCATCAAACGCTGTTTGAGCTGTTTGCTGTTGTAATAAGCCTCTTCCCCCAAATGCAGAAGCTCCACCTGCTGCGGTATCTCTTGCTCTTTCTTGCGCTCGTCTTTCCTGAAATGCTTTTTGTCTTCTTGCTAATTGCCTATCAAGAACCCGCTCTGTATACGGATTCATGTATTCATCTATATTTGCCGTAGATCTTTGAGCTGAAAACTCTCCCGGCCTATAAGTTGATCTTATTTCTCCGGGCCGATAATCCGAAGTAATGTCTGCGCCTTGAAATCCAGCTCTAATTTGTCCGGGCTGATAACCAGAATCAAAGTCTCTAGCGGTAAACCCAGATGTAAAATCAGAACCAGTATAGCCAGTAGATATAGTTCCCGGCGAATATGCAGAAGTTATAGTTCCCGGTTGGTATCCACTAAAAGCAGAAAGATAATCAGTCCCTGCTGCTGGAGTGCCAGTTTGTCCAGCAAGGTTTGAAAAATATGTTTTGCCCGCAGAAACTCCCGGCAATGCACGATTAGCAATTGCTTGCACACCCGTAAAAGCTGCTTGCTCTTGAGGGGTAAATCCAGCTACTCTCCGCCCGCCATAAGGAATGTAGTCTTGTTGCATTAAGGCATCTGCCATTTGCAACGACTTCTGCATATATGGCATTAACTCATCTGGAAACGACTTCTGCGTTACAGTGCTTTCCTGTTGTACTCTTTGTGTGCCGCCGCTTTTACGACCCATTTACAACCTCCTTCAACATATCGCCAGATTCAAAGCCAAATAGATCTACATCTTCTTTGCTATCTTCAGCTTGATAATCTATATCTCTTGTCATTGTTACAAATTCTTTTTTGAAGCCCTTTTCTTTCCATATTTTTTCAAAGGCAACCGCAGTATTTGTTTCTAATCCATCAAGCTTTAATTCTTTAGCAAAGTTATCTAACACTTCTAATGCTTGATCGCCCCACTCTTTAACTCTTAACCCACTTAACGTGTTTAAATCTAAATAAGTTTTGCGGGGATAATAAGAAACAGAACATATAAAAAACGCAATAATGTTTTCATCTTCTTTTACAACCCAAACAAAACAAGGCTGCTCTACAATCTGGTCAAATATATCAGCAGTCAAATATCTGCCATAACTTCTTTTCTGAAGATTATCAGCTAAATGTTTTATCTGAGGCCACACAGATAACACATTTTCTTTCTTTACCATTTCTATAGTAAATGACATTTTACAGCTTTAAATCCAACATTATATCTTCTGGGGTTTCGCTCATTTCTTGAGGCTGAATTTCAGTATTAGTCTTCATCATTCTAATATTGGCAATCATCTCATCTAACAGCTCACCACCCCTCTCGGAGCTTCCATCGCCTATATGAGAGACAACATCAGCAGGTATGACATATTCATCCCTAGACAACAATATAGGCTCTACGCCCTCTATAGTTGCCGGAACAAAATCATCCATGCCACCACCAGCTCCCTCAACCATGCCTTCAAAATATTGATCTTGAATAACTACAGGGCCACCATTATCAAAACCTCTTGGATAAGGAGTAAGTCGCATTGGACTTCTTAATGCGTTTAAACGTCTATTCATATTAAGACATAAACCTAAAGTTTTGACCCATGCCTATATCGCCAAGGCCCGGTATTCTAGTTGGTGTAGGCGCTGGAGAATACATGGTATCTTGCATATAAGAATCTACATTAAACTCCGGTGTTATAGGTGGTGCTAATTGCTGGTTTGGGCTAGCTGCTGTATTTCCGAAAAAAACTTCTCCGGCCATATCTCTTGCCATTTGCTGATCTTCTAAGCTTGTTGAAGGGTTAATTCCAAAAAATTCTTTGTTTTGGCTTGTAGGTGCGCTTGCATTCATTCGAGCATCAAACGCTGCATCTTCCATAGACTGTCTAGCTAAGTCTTCATAAGAAGCTCTTGGAAATCTACCGGGAACTCGTGATGTAAAATCTGGAGTTTCAACTGTTCCAGTAAACTCAGCAACATTTCCAGCAGTATTAGAAATATTAGCTGGCAATCCACCTCGTCCAACTAAATAACTAAACATTTCTGCATCACTAGGGCCGAACTCTCTGCGACCACCTCTTCCAAAATTAAACATTCCAATACCAGCAAACGGACTAGCAACAGGAGTTGTGCTTGCAATATTTGCTGGGCCAGCAGTAGAAAGATTAGTTTCAGCTTGATTTACTGGAGCTGGGCCATAAATGTTTGACGAGCTAAAATCAAAACTAGGAGGAGGGGTTACTTGATCAAAACCTCTAAGCCCAGTTAACTGTATAGGCTCATCTGTCTGGCCTCCAGTTTGAAACTTCTTTACATGACCGCCTGTTTTAGCAACAGGTATTACTTGGAAGGGATTAGCAAAGTAATCAAACTCACCGCTTCTGCCAGCATCGTAACCCATTTCAGGCATCTGTATCCCTCTGTCTCCGGGTCTTACTTCCTGATAAAAATCATCCTTCTCTTCTTCTTGCATATCGCCGCCATCACCGGGATACATGGCAATTGCGTCAGATGTAACAGCGCCTTGAAGCATTGGAGCCGCAATGTCCCCAATGCCTATATCGCCAACTGCTTCTCCAATACCTGAAAACATTCCACCATCAGGCCGAAGACTAGTAACTGGATCTGAAGGCAACGATGATGCTACACCTACGCCAGAAGCATCTACAATGTCAGGGCCATACGATATTGTAGGACTTGGCGCAGAAGTTAAATTAAGATTTTGCGCCTGTTCTGCTCCGCCCATTAAATCTGCTACAGAAGAGCTTACTTGGTCAACAGGAGGCGCAGCAACAGGAGACATTTGTGCAACATTAGATACACCGCCAGCAGCTCCAGAAGTATCAGCTATTTGCTGTGTTGCCCCTGAAGCCCCATCGCCCAAACCTTTAATCAAATCACCGCCAACCTTACCTATAAGACCACTCATTAATCCTGACTTAATGCCTTCTTCAAGACTGCCAGTTGCCGCTGTAGTAGTTACTCCTGATGCTAATGCTCCTGCGGCTGTTGGGCTAAGAGCGCCACCAAGAGAAGCAACCTTTCCAAGACCTCCTATTAAACCTGTAGCCCCTGCTGCGGATGCTTTAGCAGCCAATGACGCTATTAACGGAGCTAAAAATGCAAACGCTTCTGGCTGTCCTGTTTGCGGGTTACGGGTCAAGCCTCCGGGGGCCATCTGGTTTAATACCTGAACCTCCGTTGGGTTCATATGAACCATCATCGAATCGCCATAACGACCTTGATCCGCAAGCCTTTCAGCCTGTCTTTGCATGGGTGCTTGGCGTGGCCTAAATGAGCTGTTCATATTAATTCTCCCACCTGTATTATAGGAATTATCTGTTCTGTTTTCTCTACGAAAAACATTTCTTAATTCGTTTCCAACATCTCTAAGATTGCTTCGTCTAAGCTCTTTATCGGTTAAAAATCTTTTATAATCTTGACCCGTTTCTCTAAACCCTTCTTTTATTGATGACACAGTTGTTCCAACTTCTCTAGGAATGTCTTTAAATATAACTCTGCCTACATCTTTACGATGTTGATTAAGTCCTTGCGGAACTTCTTTTAAATAAAATTCACGCAGTTCTTTACGGTACTCGGTCATAACACACAAATCTTAATGTGTTTAAACATCATCATAGTACCTCAAGTATTGAGACAAATATATCAAAGTAGTTAGACGCTCCTGCTGTCATTCTTAATTTATCTTTAGATTCCAAAACTATTACTTCACCGTTCTCTAAGTACGCTTGCCTAGTCTCAGCGCCTATAGAGGCGGTCTTTTCAAACTCTGTTGTAGCATCTGCGCTGCTATCATAAATATGTACGATCAAAGATGTTGCCGTACTAGCATTAGTGTTATACGCACTAATTGTTTTTAGTATCGCAGTCTTGCCTTGAGGAACCTCATATATATCTGTAATAGACGTTCCATCTAATGTTTTGATCGCATTTATGTATGTACTAGGCATTAAGACATAAACCACGCATTTGCTGACGCATCATCTTCAACTTCTGTTGATGATGGTATTAGCTCAAATATTAATCTCAATTGATTAATAAGCCTCTGCATATACTGTTCATCATACTCAGCAGTAGGAAACTCAAGCGGTAATCTAAACTCCGCGCCTTCGCTGCTCATCGTCTACCATCCTGTCGTATATCTAATCTTACATCACCCAAACGCCACGCATTATCAACATCTGTGCTTTCCATCCTTACGCGCATTTGTCGGCCTCTAGCTCTTACATTAGATACACCATAATTATTTGAATTAGTTACAGTTGTGCTTGATTGATTAGACAGTGTGCCTGTTGCATCACTACGAGACTTAAGAGTGTATGTTAATTCTGGAGCTGTATTGCTGCCGATAAACTCTACATCTGGCAATAAACGTCTTACAAAAGCAAAATGCTCACCGTCATCTATATCAAAATCTGCTGTTTCTAAAAACGCAGTCATTGCAGATCCATCATCGTTATAGCCTGTTTCATGGTTATAAATATAACCAACATCGCTTATTGTAGCGGCAGCTAATGGAACACTTGATGTAGCGCCAGCATCATCCCATGCAGTTCTTCCTAACGAACCAATAGACCATGCTTTCTCTACATAGTTATATGTTACATAGCTATCTATTACCGTTGACTCACCCTTGCAATAAAACCAACCAACTTCGTTAAATGCAGTATTAGCAAAAGCAAACACTTGCTCCGCTTGGTCTTGATTAAGATTATCAAATACATAACCAAGCACAGTACAAGGCAAGGTTTGAGCTGCACCTGTGTATATGTAAAAGTTACGCCTATCCATAAAGTAAACTACATTGTTTGCGTTAATTGCAGCATTAGGAGAAATCATACTGATCCCTTCTGTAATTAATGTAGACTTAAATATAAAAGGAGCGCCAATAAAACGAAGGCTATACAACGCAACATCTGTCCAGACCAATACTTCTTGCCTTCCTCTAATAGCGCCTATAATTTCTGATCCAGCAGATAGCTTTAAATCACCAGCAGTGTTTGTGGTAAGGGGGGTCCATTGAGCTGCATTGCCTTGATCGCACCATCTGATTTGCATTAAATCTATGTTGCTACCACCAAAAGGCGTACACCCTATAGCTAATACATGACGGTCTTGTGTAGACACAATTGCCGTTAAACACTCTGATGGAGGATTAGAAGCGCCAGATAAACTAGATAATGGTATAGCTCTATCAGTAGGATTTGTTGCATCCCAATAATAAATTCCTCCAGATCTAACATTAGCTATAATGTCTTCACCAAAATTATCTATGCTCCATAACCGTAATGAGCTAAGAAGACCTGACTCCGAATTACCCCAAGTGCCTCCCCCCCAAGTGCCAGAACCCCAGCCTGTACCAGCGACAGCAACATCTAGTCCAATACTAATTTGATACGCACCAACAGTAGATCCGCCGCCATTTCCAGAATCACTAGCGTTAGCAGTAACCGCATCTCCTGATGTATCTTTTGCAGTAATTGTGTAGGTGTTAGTGCTAGCTATAGTTGCTATTTCATATTCTTGATTTAATACAGAAGCAATTATATTGCCACCTAATGAAGCTGCTCCACTAAATGTAACAAAGTCTCCTTTAGCCGCACCATGAGATGAGTCAGTTACTGTTAATGTTGATGATCCATCAGTTGCTGCAAACGTAACATCACCAGCAGAAGTAGTAGTTCTTAATGGGGTTACATCAGTAAAAGAATCACCTAATACCTGATATAGCTTTTTACTTGTGCCAAGCGCTATATATCTTTGATTACTTAAATTAACCCATTGGTGTATTTTTCTACACAAACCAATAAATGTAGATGTAGCTTCATTATATTTTTTTACCCAACCACCCATTTTTTCGGCACGCCCAGATCTCCATCTAATAAATGAAGCATCATAAAAAGCACCTTCATTATTATATGCAGTGCCTTCTCGTTTTATACCTGCTTGAAAATTAAAACGCTTTAATGGCATATTTATAAAAACCTAGACGCTACAATTGTTACAATCATAAAGGGGTAAACGCCCCATATAAGTCTTTCTAGTCGTTTAAACTTCTCAGACCCTTCATCAAGACGCTTTTCTATATTCTCATATCTTACAGCGCACTCTCTTTGATGTGCCTTTATTTCACTCAAAGCCTCTTGCGCCT